GGCTGCGCGATAGTGACTGGGCCTATGAAGACATCCCCGCATGCAGCGTCCCTAACGGGACGAACGCCTACATCGCTGATAGCTATCCACATCGACGCTCTGATGCCTTCCCAGGCTTGGAGCACTTCGAAGTGGACGGTTTTAAGCGATCGTTGCTATCCACGTCTCACTACGGTCACCACGACGGTGACGGTTGTCCGACGGATTCGGGATACCTCTTCTGGGTTGAAAACGACAGATGGATGCAAATGCCGTCTTGTCTTGACGATCTAATGAGGTACCGATATCGTGCCGAGGCCCCTTGGCATGAGAGCTTCTACTCCGCGGCGGAACCACACGCGTGGTCTGCTACGTTGTCAGCTCGATTAGCTAGGTGGGGTCTAGGGCGAAGCGGCTTGGCCGAGTCCTTAGGTGAGGCGCCTGAGCTTCCGAAGCTTTGGCGCTTTATCCAAAAGGGCAAAGGTTACTACCGCAACGTCAATAATGCATATCTCGCCTATATGTTTGGGTGGAGGCCCATTCTGGACCTCATTCCCGATGTACTGGACGAGATATCGGACTATAAGAGACGCATAGCGCCTCGCGCTCTCAAACAGAGCGGCAAACGAGTGCTATGTTTTAGGCTTCCGATCCGCCCCCCGTGGGAGGAACCGGAAGAGCTGACGCTATCCGACCAGTGTCCAAATTGGCCACAAATGAAGGTCGATAGGCGGTCGCAGTTTCGCTTCACCAAATGCGAAGCTATAGGGATGTTCCAGTGCACGGTCACTCGCAAGCCCTTCACGGGCTACGAGATTCTTGACCGATTGGCCGACCTCAACGGAATACCGACCTTTCGGACGGTGTGGGAATTACTTCCCATGTCGTTTATAGTCGACTATTTTGTTGGGATTGGTGACTTGATCTCGCGTATGCAAGGAAACTTGTTGTACGACATCGACGTCACGCAGGCCGCATTGGGAGTAAGGATAGAAGGTTCGGGACCAATCACGAAGTACATGGGAAACACTGCCGTCCTAAAGGACGAAGGTCAATTCCGGTACTATTGGAGAGGTCCGTTACCGACGCCCTGGGTAGGGCTGTCGTTACCCGGCCAATACGCTGTTCCGACAGGGATCGCGCTTGCGTTTCAGAGACTTCCTCGCCTACCTAGGCGTTGGACCTCTGCAGCCAAAAGGGCTTATTACAAGGCTCTGCGATCAAGGTTCGGACAGTACGTCACGTCACTGGCAGGTTGGCCACCTATTATGTGACATCAACAACCAACCATAACTATGGATACCAAAGTAACCATCGGAGAGAACGAGTTCTCTCTTACGTCGCAACAGCCCACTGGCAATGTCCGTTCCGGACTTGTTGATGGGGTCCCAACCCGCATCGTCACGCATCATATGGAGCAAGCCCCGAAAGGCGGCACTCCGGTGGTACGTACCGTGCGAAAAGTTGAGCAGACTATCACCACCTCTGTAGGTGGCGTTGCTGTTGCTCTGCCGGTCTCTGCGTCGCTCACGATTACCGTTCCAACGGTGGTCACGGCTTCGACGATTAGCGGCCCTCTTGGTGTTCTGACTGCGTGGATGGCACAAGCCACCTTTGCAGC